CCTAAAATTGAATTGCCAATAGTACTTGTGTATTCTCCTGTGTTAAAACTAATTCCATAAGGAAAGTCACAGTGAATAAAGTTAAAAGGCGTACCAGTATATGCTGGTGCCCAGGTAGTAAAATCACTATTAAAAAGTACTTTATCGGAAAAGGAACTTTCTATTTCTTCAGGGTACTCTATTGGTGTTTGTGTTTTGTTTTTGTAAACGTCAGTAAGCGGGGCCGGGCCAGGTTTGTTATACAAAGGCGTTTCAGCTTTTGGTCTTGGTGTTATCCCTCCGGAAGTAAGGCTTACTTCTGGCCCGGTTTCGCGGCGGGAAGTAAAGCGTTCTACAGTTTGCATCGCAGATCGTAAAGTGGGGGATGATTGAATTATCTCTTTTAATTCGGTACTGGCTTCTTCATCAGCATATAACCGCCAAATACGAAGGTTTTCTGTTACAGTTGCCCGATGAACCCCGATAAGGCTAGAAGTATGCACGGCTGTCCACTCTTTGTCTTGGGAACAGCCTTTAGCGTGTATATCGTATATAGCTTTGGCACGGTCTTGCCACGGCAGGTCTTGGCGCTGAGCATTTTCAATAAACTCATACATCGCCAAGTCAGTAGAGGTAAAGTTTGTACCTAGTTGGGCCGGGATTTTAGTCCACTGATTCCAACTGTCTACTTGGCATGTACATACAGGGAAAAGTGCTTCACGCGCTTCCGAGGGATTGGTAAAGCCTGAGTAATCCCCTTTTACCGCAGCGGCCAAGGTTTTTACAGCGGTTAGGCGGCGCTCTCCAGCAATAAGGTAATTTGTTTCCTTATCTACCAAAATGGGACTGATCCATTGAGACTTGCCGATAGCAACTGCAAGGGATAAAACGGAATCAAAAGTTAAAATAGAACGCTGCCGGGTGGTGCGGTCTATAATGATGTCTTTTGTCTCTATCTGGCGGAGGACATTGCTGAACATTTGCAAATTCCTTTGTTAAATTTCAAGTAACATGCCAACAGGAAAAAACCTAGCTTGAAAGTTATTTTCAGTATATAAAAAGGCCCATGCTGGGCCAAAGATTTCAAAAGCTTTAGCCCGTGCTTCGTCATAAGTATAAGCTTGTATTAAGACGTAGCCATCAGGATTGATTGCTATGCCTGATGGATGTGGCTGGTATTTGTACCTATTGCCGAAAGTTAAATAGAATTTTTCTTTCATTGTAATTGACTCAAGTTAAGTTGGTGGGCCTTGTAGGATTTGAACCTACAACCTACGGATTATGAGTCCGCTGCTCTACCTTTGAGCTAAAGGCCCTAAAAGGGGAGGTTTTACCCTCCCCTTTAATTATTACGCCTGAGTAACAGACTCAATCGTCAGGTTCGGCGGGCGAGAAGGATCGTTGGGGTTTGCCTGATAACCAAAGCTTACCAAAAATTTCTTGCCAACGGTGTCTTCCATAATGGTGCCAAGCTCTTCGCCGTCGGGGTAGGATAGGCCGAGAACGTCTGCAACAAAGCCTTGCTCGGTGCCGTTGTTGTCACGCAAGTAAAAACGCCAAGCCATTTTTTCCAGGATTCCAACAGGATTCCCCGACTCGTCGCACTCAAGAAGCGGGAAGTTGATCTCGGAGATTGCAGCCATTTTGACGTTGGTTTCGCGGTTGGTGTACGCGAACTGAAACTCCTTGCTGACCCAATCCCCGAAGGCGTTCAACTGCGCCAACTGCTCAGCTTGCAAATCTGGATTACTGCTGTCATCTGCTTCAATACAGCTAATGGGACGAATAGTTGGGCAGTAACTCATTCCATGCGTGCCACTCTTTTTCCAGAAAAAACTTAGCATATCGTATCCAGTAATTACGACTACGTAAGTGCCAGCCGGAAACCGTTGCGGAGCTTTAAACGAGGAAGAATTGATCTTAAGAAGGTCTTTGATATTGATAGTCATAGTTTTACCATTAAAAGAAATAGATTAAAGTTTTAAAGAATCATCGAGTGCTAGGCTATTACTACATAAGTTATCTGCGCCGCCTGCAATAGCATAGTTAACTTCTAACTGCTTTCGTACAGCAACAGCTACATTAAAATCAATATACATACCTCCATAAATACGTTTATGATTAGCTATAAGTACAACTTCCCATTTTCTTGATGCTTTCCTCCAGGTAACTCCTCTTACACCGTATTTATTATTTGAGTTAGCTCCTTTTCGGTTTTGACCATTACTTGTACGAGATATTTCTCGAAGATTTATTTTTCTGTTATCCTGCTTATCGCCGTTAATATGGTCAATTACTTTATCAGTTGCAGGCCAACGACCATAATAAAGACAAAATGCAAGTATATGTACTTTATAAGAATGCAAATCTAAGTTTATTTGCAGATAGCCGTTACTATCATTTGTACCGATTGAGGAATACATTCTGCGACCATTACCTCCTTTCCGCGCCCAATATAACTTTCCTTCTTCATCAATCTTCAACTCCTTTGCAATCTGCTCCGGTGTGTGCGGATAATTTCTCGGCGCATACTTCAAGGTCGAGTTTGTCTCGGTATTCGATGAGGGCGTGCCGGAAGCCCAGGCTAGCGTTACTGCGTCCAATGCGCTCGGCGTATTCGATGAGCGAGGGTTCGATTGTAATTGTGATTCGAGACTTGCGTTCATTTGCCATGACGACCTCTTGTTTTAGATGATGTTGACATTATACGCGGTTATCATGGAATGTCAAACGATTTTTTGGGGGGTGATCGGCCATGTTTTGAAACGCATGGCCGAAACGAATGAACAGTTACGGCTTTACGTTTATCTTCTGCTTAACGCAAAGTATTGTACCAATCCCTTATCAAGTTCATATCGTTCTTCGCAGAGTCCAAAATAGGGTGTTTTAGTCGTAACGCCTACTTTTGGCACGGTGAAAATGTACCGTCTTTCTGCACCGCCCTTGCCTTCGCTTGCAGCCAAGATTAAATGGTTCATCTTTGAGGGAAGCGAAACCCGGCCAGCTTTCCCAATAGAAATTGGGGACATGATAACCTCAATTATGTCGGTTACTGGGTTTCCCTTGTCGTCTATTTGGGTAGTGGGCTTTTCGAGGATAAGCGGATCCTGGTGGCCTGTTACAATGGCATGGGTTGGAAGGTCTGCTGCAAGATACATCAAGGTTTCGGCGAGGTGCTGCGGGCCTTGAAAGTCTCGCCATTCCAGGGTTTGGTTAAGTTTGCCTGAAAGTTCTTGGCAGTAATTGGTAATTGCTTTGACGGCATGGGTAAAGGAATCAACTACAAAAATTGTTCTGTCCGACCATGAACTGTTCCACTTCTCAATTTGCTTTACTGCTGTGCTCCAAGCTGTTGCCGTCTCAACACCAAGAGTTTTAATGGTACGTTTTCCCTCGCGTACTGAAACAATACCTTTATTCTCAGTGCAAACACAAATGTCAAAATTTTCCGTTAGAGCCTTGTCGTGCTGTTCTTGGGAAATGGCTTTGGTCTTTAACATGCGGGCTAAGGTGGCCCGTACAACTTCCTCGAACTTGGAGTCAAAGTCCAACACTCGAAGCTCGTAGCCGGGATTCCCAAAGTAATCAGGGATACCCAAAGATACTAAGGAGGTGCTTTTGCCCTGACCGGAAAGGCCCAGGTAAAGCATTTTAATAAGGGATTGTTTAGGGGTTGCTGTTAGTTTCATTGTTGTGCTCTCGTTATGTACAACGTCCATATAATATACATGAACGCGGGCGGGATGTCAACCGGCCCGCGTGTATTATTTATGTTACAGTTTCCCGTACAAATGCTTTTTGCACGCTTGTATGCCTATAGTAGTTTTGGTTTGATAAGTACTATTGGCTCGGGAACGGCTCCAATCATCTCGAAATCTGCTGCACGAAAGTCAGAGTTGATGCCACCGTTATAGATTAACCTTGGAGCGCTGGAGACAAGAGGTAATTTTACCTCTAGGAGCTGGTCTATAGTTTGTAAGTGACTAATATGCGTGTACACGTGCGCGTCCCCGAAGGTCCACAGTAACATGTCTGCAACGTACCTGGTCTTAGCAGCCACCCAAAGCAAAAGCGCCCAGCTTTGAATCCAGTTATGCGGAACGCCTAAAAGCATGTCGGCGCTGCGCTGGTAACTGTGCATTGATAACATGCCGGTTTCGGATACAAAGAATTGCGCGATTGTAGTATGACAACAGGCAGGAGTGCGTTCGTTATTGTTTATTTTTTTGATTATTGCCATATCTAGCGGG